TATTGGCATAAGCGGAATGAAAATAATCCAAGTATATCAAGATGATGATGCACTTGGATTAGGTGTAAGCTTTAAGTTTTAATTTTAAGCGCAGGGTTGCTCCTGCGCCTTCATCAAGACCAGTTTGATATTCTATGCTCATCTTCAACAATAAAGCTATCTAGGCCTATCTCTACAAGCGAACTAACCCCGACAAAATAACCATCGAGAACCACTCTTTTTGGCGCTTCATCTCCAAGCTCGTTAACTTCCATCTCGACAGAATCAACACTGGTAACTCCGTGAATAAATATTGAGTAATTCTCAGTGTCTATTGCGTTCCCTGACTCGTAATTTATGCCTGCATCATAAAGAGCAGAAATCATCCCATCTTTTGAATCGAATTTTAACAAATAAGTCCCAATCATAATTATATACCACCTTTGGCTTTTACCTGGTCTTCTGTCATTGCGTAATCAAACACCTTAAAGTTTCGAAAGTAAGAGTTTATTGGTAGTGCTCCGCTACCCGTACGCCCCAACTGAAATGTTGATATACCTGATATGGCACCGCTTTCTAGCACACTATTCGCCCCCTTAATTCCATTTACATAAGCTGTTATGTTATCACCGATCATAACCACGGCGGCCCTATAAGATAATCCAGTTAATAACCCACCAAAAACAGAAGCTAATGTTGACTCAGCCCTAAACACCACAGTGCCGTTTGAAACGTAAAGCCCAATATTTCTAGTGTTTGTTTCAAATAAAAAACCTGTTGATGTGTCTCCTGCTTGAAGTGGGTACAAGAAATCAATAAAGATAGTTAGGCCATCCCCTTTTTTCTCTGGGAAATTACCGCTAACAGGTATTGAAATTGTATCGCCTTGCCTTGTCATGGTTGTGCCGGCAGTTCTTATGTATGGTAGTCGCAATATATTTGATTCGCATGACTGCATGCCTGCTATTTCAATCCAGTCTCCACTATCTGCCTCTGCTATTTTCCACATAGCAAGATTCGATGAGGTTAAATTAGGCAGAATTGAGTGATACCTTTTCCATTCTGTAGTTAACGCAACATTCCCGACGCTGGCCGATTCTATTCCGTTTCTCATAACCACGCCATCTTTCGATGCCCTAGCCCACACGCTAGTTACATATGTTTTTGATCCGCCGTTATCGTATAGATTCTGGTAAATCCCCCCTTGCGTTCCCGAGCTAGTTATTCTAGTCGCGTTATTGAATGCAGCTAAGTCACAACTAACTAGCTCTACAGTAACTGATCCGTTGACTATCCAGCTTGATTCGGTTCCATCCTCGGAATTTAAAACAATGTTTGTAAGCGATTGAAAACATGCGGCACCATCGCTATTAATTGCAATTTCATTGTCTGATAACTCTTCCATCACACCTGTTCTGTTTACATTTTGGGATGTGCCAGATCTAGTGTAACTTACTGCTTTGTTTCCATAGCTATTCCTCACACCATTCCCCATTAAAATTTCACCATCATGGTAAAATGGAATGTCTAGTATAGGCCCCTCACCATCAACCATGGATATGGACTCAGCAACACTGGCGTCAAAACCATCAAAAAGCGCCTGAGTTTCATCTTTAGCTTCAACAGATTCATCTCGCGCAGATTCACTGGCCGCTACTGCTAAATTTATTTCTGTCTCACTACCATCATACAGGTCTTTAATCTGCTTCTGTACGCTAGGTACGGTTACCCCATTGTTTGGGTTTGTGACTGTTTCGCTATCACCTAAAGTGGTAACATCATCGAAAAAGTCAGTTGTTTCATTTGCTTTCTTTGCTGCTAAAGTTAACTGCTCAGCCGCGTCTGTTATATCGCTCATTAATTAAACTCCAAAGGTTTTTGAATATGTTATTCCAGCATTTACCCATTTTTGTGATGCTAGTAATGCGCTGAGTATATCGTTATTTATTTTTTCTGCTATTTGTTCAGCATAAGAATCGGCTGCCGTTATTGTTCCGTAAACAGTTTTAATTGTTATTGAATATTCTAACACGTTTTTAAAAGTACCTGTAACGAGTTCATATTCAAACGAGGTAATGCTAACAACTCCATCAACGTTTAATATTTGTGTGCGCGCCTGAGCTTCGAATCGTTGTAGGTTTGGCGTTCCATTGTAAACGTTATCAAAGTATTCAATGCCTTTATCTACGGCAAAGTTTAACTCTCCTAATTGCTGTCTCATTGCATGATTACAATTTTGCTCCACAACATAGATATCATAAACGAATTGAAACTTACCGTTTTTTAATTCTGGGTTGCCTGTGTTTAAATTTACTTTTATAGCTCTCATTCTATACCGCCGCTAAAGTGTTTTTATCGCCGCTTGATACGCCGCCATGAACATGACTTGCCATTTCCACACCTAACACAGTTAATGATGTTGCCGCGATTAATGTCGGCGCACCTACGCTAACTGGTGACGTTGCTGAGCCGTCTGCGTTAATTATAAATCCGTTTAAATTTATTCCTCCTGGCGCAACACCTGTGACCATGGAGTTTGTAATGGTAGCAGTGACACCGCCGTTTATAACTTCGACGGTGGAACCGGTAACAGTTACTTTTACATCATTGTTATTTAATCTTATCTCGTCATCGTCTAGCGCTATTTTTACAGAGCCGTCTTTATTCTGTAACACTGAAGCATCATCATCTTCACTGTTTAACGAATAGTTAGTCATGATGTCAGGCACGAACAAACCGTCACTAAAAGAATGCATACGTTTGGTTGTTGGCTCTGACTCAGACATAGACTGCAAGAATACACTGATATCTCTATCGCTAGCCTCCAACCAACCTTTATCGCCCACGTTAACAGGGAATGATAAAACTCTATCCCCTGCGCCATATGCGAACACTGGAACTCCTTCGATCACCTCACGCGAGTAAGCGGTGCCATCTCTAGCTATCACTTTAATTAATGGCCTTACAGTCACTTTTGTTCGGCTAATAACCTCTGTTACTACACAAGGTATTTTTACTTCCACTTCTCTTTTAATGGAGTTTTCGAAAGTATATAGTAAATCTGTTAGTTGCTTTTCACTGCTAGTATTCATGATATCCTGTCGCACTCTGCTGACTTCCACTTCTCTTTTAATGGAGTTTTCGAAAGTATATAGTAAATCTGTTAGTTGCTTTTCACTGCTAGTATTCATGATATCCTGTCGCACTCTGCTGTATATGTGAACGCCTCGTCGCGGCTTGTTATGTGAAAACCTAAGCGCCTGACGGTGTACGGCCCATCTAATGATGGATTGGTGGTTGACGTCATATTTATTCTACCACCAACGCGCGTAATGTTATCGTACAAGAATTCGGCTTTACATCCAAACTCTGTACCGCCTACCTTAAGCAATCCACTTTCTGAGCTTAACTCCCTGACTGGTAGTCCTTTTACCGAAGCATCACTATTTTTTACATATAACGTTTTATCATCGACATAAACATTACAGTCGCTTCCGCACAACGATTCAAGTTGCTTTATAGCTGCTTGTGCTGAACCTGTAAACGAATAGCTACCAATATTTTTATCGGTTACATTAAACGATAAACTGTAGCCATTAGCATCAGCAACCCACTTAGCAATAGTTGAAAGTGGAGATACCTCTTTGGCACCTATCGACACGATATTAGCTCGATTAAAAAAACCTTGAATACAACTCAACCTAACTCCCATATCAGGCTTGGGAGTAGGCTCCGATCGTTGTACGTCACCTTGGTAAAGTGTTGAAGTGCCATAGCTAACTCGACCAACTTCCACTATTACCGATATTTTTTTACCTAGATTTAAGTATGGATTGGTCACGCGCAATATGTATTCACGAGCGCTCTTTGTTAAGTTAAGTATAGTTATCTCACACTTGCCAGAAATAGAGCTGCTTATCTTTATTCCTTTGATGTCAATATATAGATCTTCATACCATGTAATATTGCTATCAATGACTATACCTAATTTAACCACTCTTTGATCAAGCGAGACTGTCACGATAAGCCCCCGTTTCATCTTCATCTAAGTAAGCTAAAAACTGTGTTATACCGAAAGCCTCATAATTTGGAACTTCGTCATCAGGAACAACAAGCAATAAGTTACCGTTAACCTCTTGGTACTCGTAAGGCAACATAAGCACTTCATTAACAAACTGAAAGCCCTGCACCACTTCCACATCATCAATTGATAGGTCGTAAGCCATATTGCCATCAGTGCTAAATATTCTTAACTCGTAGCTATAGTCACCAAGCTGCACAATAAATTGCTGCGCTGGTGTTGCGTTAATTGAGATTAAACTAGGCATTAAAAGAATCCCGATATTGACTCAGACAACTGAAAAAGCTTTGATCCACTTGCGCTTGTTTCAGCTTCTGCTTGCTTGGTTCCGCTGTTTGTCGTGTCAGCGTTTGAAGGGTTTTTAACTTTACTGGCAGGTAATGCGCTGGTTGTTACACCTGTGAATATCTGCTCTTTAAAGTTAATGACCATTGCAACTGTATTAGATATTCTAGAGCTTTCCTCATGTGGTCGGCTTTCTATGTACATATTGGAATAAGTATCAACACGTGTCTGTATAGTAAAGTTGGTAGAGGCTAAGTCAGCCGCTTTGATAGCTTGGTAAACTTCCACATAATCATCAGGACTTAATATGGCTTTTAACGCCAATCTGTTTTGGTTCACTATCTTGTTGTCACCTACTACAGTGCCATCCTCAAGAGTATGCTGAGCGTAAGTGTTTGACGGGCTAGGTGACACGCTAAGTATACCCATCGTTTCAAAAAGTTGATTTCCTTCCGAATCAAAAATTGCTGTCACTAGTTCAAAGTAATCCATTATCTATCCACCCCTGTGTCATACTGGCCCATAGCACCCTCAATTTGCCCTGTTAAGCTGTCGTTAACAACTCTACTTGCTTGCTCCGCTGTCATGCCATTAGCGTTAACTGTTGTTCCGCCGACCGTGACATTG